AAGCTACCATTCAGGTGGTTTTGGAGCCTTTGAAGATGAGAATCATTTCAAAGGGAAATGCGTACGAGTACTATCAAATGAAGCCTATGCAACAGGCCTTGCATCAAGCTCTTCGCGAGATGCCCTGTTTCAGGCTTCTTGGCCGCCCTCTGTGCCCTACTGATTTGATTGATTTAGTGCCTCACTCTCTCTCACCAGAGATGAAGTGGCATTCAGTCGATTACTCAGCAGCGACAGATGGTCTAAGCAGCTATTATGGCATGGAGATTCTGGATCGTGTGCTCCGGGATGTTCCTTGGGCCGATCGCATTAGTGCAGGAAAAGTCCTTGGTCCTCATGAACTTTACTATCCCCAGTTCAAGGATGGTAAATGGACCGCAGATTCTGTACATAAGGGATTGCAGACAAATGGGCAGTTGATGGGAGGAATCCTCTCGTTCCCTATCCTCTGTCTTGCAAACCTGGGTGTCTATCTTGCTGTGAAGGCAAAGCAAGATTCAGACATCACTTGCGAAACGCTACAGCGTGTCTTGATCAATGGTGACGACATGCTATACATTGGAACACCCACGGAGTGGGAAGATCACAAGATTATCGGAAAGGCGGTTGGTCTGGAGATGTCTCCGGGGAAGGCTTACGTGCACAGTTCGTATGCCAATGCTAACTCCACATGCTTTGTATATGATTTTATGCAAGCTGGAGCTACTCCCTATCAGATCAACTACCTTAACGTCGGTCTTGTGTTCGGTCAGCATAAGGTTCAAGCGCGAACCGCGGGAACAGCCGAGAGTCACCATGACTCGCCCGATGGCTGTGCTGCCAATATACCCGCGATTCTAGCCGGTACTCTCCCTGGTAAACAGGCTGAAGTCCTGAGATATGTCCTCGAAACGCGCAAAGTTCAACTGCGCAAGGATTGCGCCATGCTTCTCAAGCAAGGGCGTAAGACACACATTGTGTCGCGTAATCTATTCCTACCCATTAATTTGGGGGGTATGGGAATTGACGCTCCTATCGGACATCGCTTCAAAATCAAGCCTATTGACAGGAGAATTGCCGCTGCGAAGCTAGCGGAGAGCCAGTATTGGTCGGCTCTCCCCCTAACCATGTATGAGTTCAAAGAAGATCCAATTGAACCGACTCCATGGATAGCTAAGCAGGCTGTTCCTGAAATTCCTGTGCTAACGCTAGGTCATACGCGAAAGCTCAAGCACATCCAGCTCGTTCCACACAGGCCAGTGTGGTTCTCCCCTGGTGTGCACCAAAGATAGGACGAATTGTCGCACATGACGCGGCACGCCAAAAGCAGCGTGCAGCGGAGGTCACAAACTTAAATACCCAAAACGGTGCGTTCCTAAACGCTTAATAGTTCCGTGCTAAGTGAGCAAAAGCTCTAAATGCCGAGAGACTGCAAAGGTAGCCAATCCTACGGTGTTTGTGATGTACAGTCCAGTGAGAGGCACTGGATCTCCGTACAACCTCGTAATATCATGCAACGTGTTAACAAGAATTCATCCAAGAAGAAAGAGAAGCGACAGGCGCGCTCCAAGGCAATGATTGAC